AACCGTTCAGCGAGTCGGACATTAAGAGCGCGGTAGCCTTTTTTAATATCGTATTTTGTTCCTCCAGACGGCGAACTTGCTTTTCCAGCTCGCGGATACGTTGCTGGTCTGGAGTAATGGGTGTGGCAGAGGGCGTAATACCCTGGCGCTCTCGCCTGAGCTGGCGTACCCAGCTCTCAAGCGTGGTTGAACCGACATTCATCGCTTCACTGGCCTGTCGATATGAGTAGCCCTTATCAACAATCAGCTGTGCACATTCCAGCCTGAACTCAGGGGTGAAGGTTCGTTTGGTTTTCTTGTTCATTAAGTCACCTGTTTTGTGTTGTGGTGAGAATATCACCTTTCATCAGGTGGCCAAATTTAGTGTGCCACTACAATACGACCGGAGCCTATCCAGTCGCAGTTCCCCCAGGCACTTCGGGCTTCCTGAAAACTGAAGCGCGCTTTTGGAGGTAACGTCACCACGCGGCGAACGATGGCCTCTTCCAGCCAGCACAGAAACATCTGGCTCGCCTGACGGGATGCGACGAATTTTCGCCGCCCCATAAAGTACGCCCACGACTCGTTCGCACTGGCCCGTGCCGTGGAGTAGCTCATCTGGGCGTAATTCCGGGAAAGCTGCTCATACGAGACACCCAGCCCGGCAGCGATATACCGCAGCAGTGACTGCTCAAAAACGGAGTAGCCATTATCCGTGTCCTGAGCCGTCTGCAGGTTCAGTGAGTCACCCGGCATCAGGTGAGGCACTTTTGCGCCTCCCAGCCGGACCGGTGCTGCGGCGTAATACGCGGCAATTTCACCAATCCAGCCGGTCAGCTTGTCCCGCTGCTCCTGACTATTCGCGCCAAGAATAAAATCCATCGCTGACTGCGTATCCAGCTCACTTTCAATGGTGGCGGCATACATCGCCTTCACAATGGCACTCTGCAGCTGCGTGTTCTGCAGCGTGTCGAGCATCTTCATCTGCTCCATCACGCTGTAAAACACATTTGCACCGCGGGTCTGCCCGTCCTCCACGGGTTCAAAGACGTGAATGAACGAGGCACGACCGCCGGGTAACTCACGGGGTATCCATGTCCATTTCTGCGGCATCCAGCCAGGATAGCCGTCCTCGCTGACGTAATATCCCAGCGCCGCACCGCTGTCATTAAGCTGCACACCGGCACGGCAGTTCCGGCTGTCGCCGGTATTGTTCGGGTTGCTGATGCGCTTCGGGCTGACCATCCGGAACTGTGTCCGGAAAAGCCGCGACGAACTGGTATCCCAGGTGGCCTGAACGAACAGTTCACCGTTAAAGGCGTGCATGGCCACACCTTCCCGAATCATCATGGTAAACGTGCGTTTTCGCTCAACGTCAATGCAGCAGCAGTCATCCTCGGCAAACTCTTTCCATGCCGCTTCAACCTCGCGGGAAAAGGCACGGGCTTCTTCCTCCCCGATGCCCAGATAGCGCCAGCTTGGGCGATGACTGAGCCGGAAAAAAGACCCGACGATATGATCCTGATGCAGCTGGATGGCGTTGGCGGCATAGCCGTTATTGCGTACCAGATCGTCTGCGCGGGCATTGCCACGGGTAAAGTTGGGCAGCAGGGCTGCATCCACACTTTCACTCGGTGGGTTCCACGCCCGCAACTGCCCACCAAATCCGCTGCCACCGCCGTGATAACCGGCATATTCACGCAGCGATGTCATGCCGTCCGGCCCCAGAAGGGTGGGAATGGTGGACGTTTTCATACATAAAATCCTGCAGGTCCCCTGCGTCGCTGTGTCATGCCGGTCTGCACTTCCAGCTCCGCAATGTATTTTTTCAGGTCAGACACGGAAGTGGCCGTAAACTCCACCCTTCGTCCGTCTTTCTGTACCGTTGCCACCCGTTTTCCTGTCATCAGGTCATGCAGTGCCGCACGGGCAGCGGCAAGTTCTTCCTGTCGCGTCATTCATCCTCTCCGGATAAGGCACGGGCGTAATCTGCCAGTGTTTTCTTGTTGGTTGCTGCACCATCCTCTTCCTGCAGCTCGCCAGCAGTGCACTGAGATCCAGCTGCCAGCGGGAAATACTGATGCGCAGCGCCGCCAGCGCATAAACGAAGCAGTCGAGCGCCTCATTGCGTCGCTTTTTGCTGTCCCACAGTATTTTTTTCCTGCCATCCACCCATTTTTCGACCTGCTCTTCAGCAGTCAGTTGCTGCGCTTCGGTCAGATCAAAAATATCCGGGTTATTCGGGAAGTGAACGGCACCGGGAAGCGGTTCATCCCCTCCCGGCGTCAGTGTGAAGCGGTTATAAATCTGCTCTTTCGCGGTATCCGTACCGATTTCGGTAAGGTAAACCCCGTTTTTGTTTCGCTTACGTGGCATGCTGGCCACCGGCTTTCCGTAGACGGATGCCCCTTTAATGGGGATCACCCGGAACAGCCCATGTTTTTTCGAGCGTTCATACACGATGGTCGGGTCAATCCCGCCAATATCCCAGCAGATACGGGATATCGACATTTCTGCACCATTCCGGCGGGTATAGGTTTTATTGATGGCCTCATCCACACGCAGCAGCGTCTGTTCATCGTCGTGGCGGCCCATAATAATCTGCCGGTCAATCAGCCAGCTTTCCTCACCCGGTCCCCATCCCCATACGCGCATTTCGTAGCGGTCCAGCTGGGAGTCGATACCGGCGGTCAGGTAAGCCACACGGTCAGGAACGGGCGCTGAATAATGCTCTTTCCGCTCTGCCATCACTTCAGCATCCGGACGTTCGCCGATTTTCGCTTCCCACGTCTCACCGAGCGTGGTGTTCACGAAGGTTTTACGTTTTCCCGTATCCCCTTTCGTTTTCATCCAGTCTTTGACAATCTGCACCCAGGTGGAGAACGGGCTGTACGCTGTCCAGATGTGAAAGGTCACACTGTCAGGCGGCTCAATCTCTTCACCGGATGACGAAAACCAGAGAATGCCATCACGGGTCCAGATCCCGGTCTTTTCGCAGATATAACGGGCATCAGTAAAGTCCAGCTCCTGCTGGCGGATGACGCAGGCATTATGCTCGCAGAGATAAAACACGCTGGAGGGATCATCCGGCGTCCATTTGAGGCCAAACGGCGTCTCTTTGTCGCCAAATTTAAGGTACTGTTCCTCCCCGCAGTGCGGGCAGGCAACATGAAAACGCATAAAATGCGGGGATTCACTGGCTGCACGCTCAATCTGACAGGTGCCTCTCACTTTGGGCGTGGAGCCACGGATGGACTTTGGCCAGACCGAGCCTTCAATACGCTTGTCACCCAGGAACGTCGGAGAGCCTTCCTGTTCAATATCATCATCAAAGGCAGCAAGTTCATCATAACCCGCCACATCCACTGACTTTTCACGGTAGTTTTTTGCCGCTTTACCGCCCAGGCACCAGAAACCACGCCCATTGGTGAAACGCTTCATGGTGAGCGTGTTATCCCGGTGCTTTTTGCCATACCACGGGGCCAGCGCCAGCAGCGACGGAATATCGCGGATGGTCGGCTCAACGTGGGTTTTCATAAAGTTCTCGGCATCACCATCCGTCGGCAACCAGATAAGGGTGTTGCGCTGCTTATGCTCTATGAAGTAGGCATAAACACCCAACAGCATTTTGGAATAACCGACACGGGCAGACTTCACCACATTCACCTCGCGGATGTAGTCGCTGCCCATCGCATTCATGATGGCCCGCTGAAAGGGCAGTGTTTCCCAGCGCCCTTCCTGGTATGCGGATTCTTTCGGGAGATAGTAATTAGCATCCGCCCATTCAACGGCGGTCTGTGGCTCCGGCCTGAACAGTGAGCGAAGCCCGGCGCGGACAAAATGCCGTAGCCTGTTAACCTGACTGTTCGATATATTCACTCAGCAACCCCGGTATCAGTTCATCCAGCGCGGCTGCTTTGTTCATGGCTTTGATGATATCCCGTTTCAGGAAATCAACATGTCGGTTTTCCAGTTCCGGAAAACGCCGCTGCACCGACAGGGGGATCCCGTCGAGAATACTGGCAATTTCACCTGCGATCCGCGACAGCACGAAAGTACAGAATGCGGTTTCCACCACTTCAGCGGAGTCTCTGGCATTTTTCAGCTCCTGTGCGTCGGCCTGCGCACGCGTAAGTCGATGGCGTTCGTACTCAATAGTCCCTGGCTGGAGATCTGTCTCGCTGGCCTGCCGCAGTTCTTCAACTTCCCGGCGCAGCTTTTCGTTCTCAATTTCAGCATCCCTTTCGGCATACCATTTTATGACGGCGGCAGAATCATAAAGCACCTCATTACCCTTGCCACCGCCTCGCAGAACGGGCATTCCCTGCTCCTGCCAGTTCTGAATGGTACGGATACTCGCACCGAAAATATCAGCCAGCTGCTTTTTGTTGACTTCCATTGTTCATTCCACGGACAAAAACAGAGAAAGGAAACGACAGAGGCCAAAAAGCTCGCTTTCAGCACCTGTCGTTTCCTTTCTTTTCAGAGGGTATTTTAAATAAAAACATTAAGTTATGACGAAGAAGAACGGAAACGCCTTAAACCGGAAAATTTTCATAAATAGCGAAAACCCGCGAGGTCGCCGCCCCGTAACCTGTCGGATCGCCGGAAAGGACCCGAAAAATGATAATAATTATCATCTACATATCACAACGTGCATCTACGCCATCAAACCACGTCAAATAATCAATTATGACGCAGGTATCGTATTAATTGATCTGCATCAACTTAACGTAAAAACAACTTCAGACAATACAAATCAGCAACACTGAATACGGGGCAACCTCATGTCAACTAAGAACAGAACCCGCAGAACAACAACCCGCAACATCCGCTTTCCTAACCAAATGATTGAACAAATTAACATCGCTCTTGAGCAAAAAGGGTCTGGGAATTTCTCAGCCTGGGTCATTGAAGCCTGCCGTCGGAGACTAACGTCAGAAAAGAGAGCATATACATCAATCCAAAGTGATGATGAATAAACATCCCGGTTTCTTCCACCATCGCACCGGAAAAGCGACTATGAGGGTAACCCTGCGTCTGTCAGCACAGTAAAACCCGGTGTGCATCGTTTTTGATTATTCCCGCACACTCACGCAGAAGGAATTCCCCGTCGGGCTACGGTCATGGTTAATGCGGGAATACGGCGACGATACAGCGCAGCTAAAAGGGTAATGGACAGAAAGAGCGGTTTATTTCATTCCACAGGATTCTGAGTGCCCCCCTCCTCCAATAGGCTGAGCATCCACCTATATAGTTTTAATTTTCATCAATCCATTTAACTATCGTTTAATTGTTGTCACATAGGATTCTGCCGTTTTTAACAATGCAGGATAATAAGATGAAAAAAATGTTGTTTTCTGCCGCTCTGGCAATGCTTATTACAGGATGTGCTCAACAGACGTTTACTGTTGGAAACAAACCGACAGCAGTAACACCAAAGGAAACCATCACCCATCACTTCTTCGTTTCGGGAATTGGACAGGAGAAAACTGTTGATGCAGCCAAAATTTGTGGCGGCGCAGAAAATGTTGTTAAAACAGAAACCCAGCAAACATTCGTAAATGGATTGCTCGGTTTTATTACTTTAGGCATTTATACTCCGCTGGAAGCGCGTGTGTATTGCTCACAATAATTGCATGAGTTGCCCATCGATATGGGCAGCTCTATCTGCACTGCTCATTAATATACTTCTGGGCTCCTTCCAGTTGTTTTTGCATAGTGATCAGCCTCTCTCTGAGGGTGAAATAATCCCGTTCAGCGGTGTCTGCCAGTCGGGGGGAGGCTGCATTATCCACGCCGGAGGCGGTGGTGGCTTCACGCACTGACTGACAGACTGCTTTGATGTGCAACCGACGACGACCAGCGGCAACATCATCACGCAGAGCATCATTTTCAGCTTTCGCATCAGCTAACTCCTTCGTGTATTTTGCATCGAGCGCAGCAACATCACGCTGACGCATCTGCATGTCAGTAATTGCCGCGTTCGCCAGCTTCAGTTCTCTGGCATTTTTGTCGCGCTGGGCTTTGTAGGTAATGGCGTTATCACGGTAATGATTAACAGCCCATGACAGGCCGACGATGATGCAGATAACCAGAGCGGAGATAATCGCGGTTACTCTGTTCATTGCTGACCCCACAAACAGATTTCACGCTCAATCTCACGACGAGTCATGAGACCTTTCCATTGCTTACCGCCAGCATATGTCCAGCGACGTAGCTGATCACATGCGCCTTTGATATCGCCCTGGTTTATTTTGCGAAGAAGCGTCGATGTTCTGAAATTGCCAGCACCCACGTTGTAAACGAATGAGTAAAGAGCGCCGCGCATTGTTTCCGGTATATCGACTTTGATGTACGGGTTAATTTGTCTGGCGACCGTGGCAAGGTCTTTATTCAGGAGGGCTTTGCATTCTGCTTTGGTATACGTTTTACCGAGCATGATGTCTTTTCCTGTATGCCCGTGACATACAGTCCATACACCAACAATATCTTTGTATGGTATGTAGCTGACACCTTCCAGACCATCGTTACCACTTGGGCCAGTAATTAACACTGATGCTATAGCAATTGCTCCGCCACCAATAGCAGCAGCAACGGCTTTTCGTAATGATGGAGGCATTATTCACCTCTCGCAGCCTTGCGCTTATCTTCTTTAATCTTGAAATAAAGGTTTGTCAGGTACGTCAGCAGGCCAAATACCAGGCTACCCAGCACACCTATTGCTGCCCACTGTGAGGGCGTGACTTTATCGAGCAGCTGTAAAAACCAGTAACCGGCACTACCTGCTGAGGTGCCATAGGCGACACCCGTTGTTAACTTATCCATGGATTTCATAACCCCACCTCGCAGACAAAGCGGGTGTAAATTGAGGGAATACAACGTATCGCAAAAAAGCAGAAACGTAACAGACTCGGAGTCAGTGAATAACTCAGGTATTGAGTTATCAGCTAATATCGAGACTCAAAAAATGGAAAAACCAGCTCGACGGCGGGTTTAAGCTGTGTGACGAAGTAACCACTCTTAACAGCATAACCAATTTTTTACGTACGTAAACCACTGAATGATATTTATGAGAATGCTACCGAGTGTTCAAAACACCACCACAAATACATAAGAAAACCTCAACAAATAACCAATAAATAATTTCAGACGTTATTTTTAGTTGATTTAAATTAAACTGCCGAATTATAGAACCTCCATAAATAACAACCATTAATATAAATTAGCTAATAGGTTTATTTTTGTTCAAATAAGAGCCATAAATAGGTTTCGATAGAAAAAGTTCAGATAAAAATAGAGATCTACTTCACAAATTAAATGAGAAACTAAAACTTACATCTTGAAATAATCACATTGATTAGATGAATATTTATCGCGCAGTGACATCATTTTTTAATAATAGTTCAAAAAAAAGGGCTCACGATGAAAAAATTAACAGTGGCAATTTCTGCTGTAGCTGCATCAGTACTGATGGCGATGTCTGCTCAGGCAGCTGAAATTTATAATAAAGACAGTAACAAGCTGGATCTGTACGGGAAAGTTAATGCCAAGCACTACTTCTCCTCTAATGATGCAGATGATGGTGATACTACTTATGCCCGTCTTGGCTTCAAAGGTGAAACCCAAATCAACGATCAACTGACTGGTTTCGGTCAGTGGGAATATGAATTCAAAGGCAACCGCGCTGAATCTCAAGGTTCCTCCAAAGACAAAACCCGTCTTGCATTTGCAGGCCTGAAATTCGGTGACTACGGCTCAATCGATTACGGCCGTAACTACGGTGTAGCATACGACATCGGTGCGTGGACTGACGTTCTGCCAGAATTCGGTGGCGATACCTGGACCCAAACAGATGTGTTCATGACTGGTCGCACCACTGGTGTTGCAACCTATCGTAACAACGACTTCTTTGGTCTGGTTGATGGTCTGAACTTTGCTGCTCAGTACCAAGGCAAAAACGATCGTAGCGATTTCGATAACTACACTGAAGGTAACGGTGATGGCTTCGGTTTCTCTGCTACCTATGAATACGAAGGATTCGGTATCGGTGCAACTTATGCGAAATCTGATCGTACCGACACTCAAGTTAATGCAGGGAAAGTTCTTCCTGAAGTATTTGCTTCCGGTAAAAATGCAGAAGTTTGGGCCGCAGGTCTGAAATATGACGCTAACAACATTTACCTGGCCACTACCTATTCTGAAACCCAGAATATGACTGTATTTGCTGATCACTTCGTTGCTAATAAAGCCCAAAACTTCGAAGCTGTTGCACAATATCAGTTCGATTTCGGTCTGCGTCCGTCCGTTGCTTACCTGCAATCTAAAGGTAAAGATCTTGGAGTATGGGGCGATCAGGACTTAGTCAAATATGTTGATGTAGGTGCAACCTATTACTTCAACAAAAATATGTCTACTTTCGTTGATTACAAAATCAACCTGCTTGACAAAAATGACTTCACTAAAGCACTCGGTGTAAGCACTGATGACATCGTTGCTGTAGGTCTGGTTTACCAGTTCTAATCTGATTACGAAAAAGATATGTTGCGGGAGGCGTTGCCTCCCCAACATATAAGTGGCTCCCTCAAGCCACTTCCTTTAGAAGCACAACCTTGCTTCTAACTATATAAACCTTCTGTTATATATTACCCTTTATTTTTGGGGGCGTCTCAACGCCCCATTTTTAATAATTTTTAGTAAACAATTGGCATATTAATTAGAGTTATTAACAACGATATCCATCTCTAACCGGATATCTAATGCCATTAACATCCCTTCAATTATGCCCTCAGCCTTCTGTAACCTTTTCCCGATATAACCATCAGAGCAGCAATGCTTACCTGCCAGTGACATGAATGTCATACCGACTACATAATAATCTACTAATAAATCGTGCAAATCGCTGTTGTTCTTTTTCAGACGGGCCATGCACCCGCAAATAATCATCGCGTCATCGTCACAACATTGCGGGCGAGATTTTACTTTTGAAGTAATTAATCCCTTAAAACCGGCGGCAATGGACGACCAGGTCACATCTTCATGATTATTAGCCGCCCACGCTCCCCAACGCTCAAGAACCATCTGAATATCACGCATCAACTTACTCCACAAAAATCAGACCAGAACGCCAATTACAAGCAAAAATCAACAAAACAGTATTAGTTGATTGTTATCTCTGACTTCATACTCCTGCTCCTGTCAGGGTTTTGGCGTAATTCTTCAGTATTCGGTAATCGGTCAAAACAGAACCGGGGAAACGATATAAGCGCAGATGCCCCCAGCGGTGGCGAAGAAGTTCTGCCATATAAAACTCAAACATCATTCATTCCCCATTTCGGTGATGGTCAGTTCCAGCCTCCCACCTTTGGTAACAGGCATCTTCACAACGCGGTAATCAACGACCTGAGCATCATCCAGCCAGAAACCTGCTTTAGTGAGTGCGTCAAAAGCGGCTTTTTGCAGATTATCCAGGTCACGGCGACGGCGATCCGGCATGTGGCACTCAATGCGGATTTTCACAGGCATAGCCAGGCCGATATCCAGCATTGCGTTTTTAATGATTCGGGCGACGTTATCGCGGTATGCCTGCCCCTCTGCGCTGACGTGCGTGCGCCCGCGATTATGGCGGTAATAGCGATTATTGCTCGGAGGCCAGGGTAATGTGATGCTGTAGGTATTCACGCCTTAATAACCCCCTCTTTCAGCCAGATAACCTGTGTTCTCGCCATACCTTCCAGCGCGCATTCTTTTGCATATGCAGCATCGACAAAATGTGTGCGGCGGTCGATTTCGTCGTGGCAGGCAGAACATGCAATGGTGGCAATCAGGTCTGGCGGTTTGGTACCGGTGCCGCACAATCCAGTCAGCCGGATATGTGCCAGTACAGACGTTTCAGGGTTGCCATTACATACGCAGGGATTCTTACCTGGCATTCCCGACTACGCGCTGCTTTTCTCAAATCAGCCATGATTCCTCCTTGCTGCCAGTCGCAACCATTTTTTATCAACCAGGCTGGCGGTATATCCGAGCAGTGTTGGTATTTCGGAAGGCTTCAGCTCCGGTTTACGCTTACGACGATCTGGTACTCTGTAGATGTGTCCGTTCATGACACGAATAAGCGGTGTAGCCATTACGCCTCCTGCTTGTCGCGGAGCAGCTGGAACTCGCAGCTCTGCGGAATAGTCAGGTGGCAGCCAATATTCACCGCCCAGGCTTCAACCTTACACAGGAAGACATACATCTCTCCGGTATCAAGATCGGAGGTATGGCGTAACGACTGGACGGTGGTGACCTCGCCGGACACGACATCTACACGGTCTTTGCTTTCGTAGCCGAGATAGGTGTGCTTCATCGCGTCTTTGACCCACTCAGGCGTAGCGAAGGTCTTGCCGCGGGCGATGAGATATTCGCTGATCTCCGTGTACCACATGTGGCTGAGCGCGTTCTGCGACAGGCTGCGCTTCTCGCGCCACGGCTTAACCTGCAGGCGTAAGCATTGCCCGGCATCCAGCAATGGCTGAATCTGCTGGCCGATGGCCGCGAAGTTACCGCGATGGAGTTTGATGCCGTCTACTGGCAGAGTCATACGGCCTCCCTAACGGAAACCGCAGAATGCAGAAAATCGCAGGTGCATTTCTGCATCTGTGACAAGGTGATGAGTTCAGATTGTGGTCGCATTTAAGTCCCCTTAAATGCGCAGAAGTCACCGGAGTTGTTCAGGCTCCGATGAGAGGATTATGGCGGATTGATTACGATAAATCAAAACTATCTTGAAGCCAAAACAGTGATCTTCGCTTTAAAAACCTTGTATACTTTCACCTAATCACAGCCAGAACTATGGATCTAACCAATGACCAACAAAGAAAACAAAGATAAATATATTAACAAGTTCAAGAAAGAGCTTTCAAAATATATACAACCAACTGCTGGAGTGGACATTCAATTATTTAACTCTAAGGATGGTGGTGGTGTAATTAAAGCCACTTTGAATAGAAGTGGAAAAAGAAAATCATCAATTGCAGGTAATTTTACTAAATTAGGTGAGGCAATTACCTCGAGTGGGCAGAGGGTTTTTGGTGGTGATCTATCAAATGTAAATTTTTACGGAACAAATACGATTTTTGATGGAGATACAATATTTTTAATTAAATCACCTGATTCAGAGGAGTGGTCATCACAAAAAGCTTCCAAAGACGTAGAGGGCATCGTATTTGGAGGGAAAAAATGATTAACATTACTACTAAGGATGGCACTCAAGTCAGTGGTGAAGTAAGAGATCTAGTAATTCTTCTTGAAACTGATGGAAAAACGGTGTCTGATTATTTGCAGCCAATCCCTCCCAAAAAAGATACACACTGGAGCATGATTTTCATTCCGGTAGCAATTTATATACTACTTAATCTTGTATACATTATTGCTCACCCATTATTTCCTGAAAAATATCTAAAAACATCAACATCTATATTTCTATTCATTTCCTTCATATTAAGTGCAATAGTAGCATATTTTGTTTTCCATAAACATAAATCTGCCACTCTATCCATATGCAGCTTAGTGTTCTTAGTGTTAATTGTAGGTGCTAACGTAGGGTTTATCAGTTACAGCGACCTAACACAAAAAGCGACGCAAAAATTAGATAGTTTGTCTAAATAATTATGTTGCCATGCGAAGTATGCATGGCTGCATGTCTGCCTTCCATTTAAAATGGGCTAAGACCTATAACCCTAAATATTATTCTTTATTATCTTCTTTACCACTTCGCGCCATCCCGTTCGACTTGTTGCGGTTGTACTTCGCCTGAAGCTGCTGGATTGGCGTCGGGCCATGCTCGGCAGCCGGTGCTGCAATCGCCCGGCGCACAGGCGGTACTGGTTT